CATGTGGAGAGAGATTATGAATACCAACGACAAAACTTTTACAATTTGGTCGAAAGAGGAACGGATGCAGTGGAAGGAATACTGGAACTCGCCAAAGAATCGGACCATCCACGAGCATACGAAGTTGCCGGAAACCTTATCAAACAGGTTGCTGAAGTCACTGAAAAACTTGGTGACCTTCAAGAGAAGATGAGAAAACTTAAAGAGGTGCCTAATAACGCACCGAAGAATGTGACAAACGCATTGTTTGTAGGGAGTACTGCTGAATTGCAAAAGATGTTAAAGGAAAAATAATGAAAGAAGATGAACAAATGCCATTAAAAGAATGGCAAGAAGAAATTGATTATATTCTTGTGTATGGTAAAACAAAAAAAGAAATTGAAAGAAATAATTTATGGCAAAAGTAGTATATTATAATCCAAACACTATGGGAATGTGTTATGATAAAGGACTTCATCTTGCATGTAAGCTAGTTAGGTCACATGTTCCTGTTGATAGGAGTGGAAAGTCAAATATTTTTAATATCTCTTATCAAGAAATTCCCAAAGAAACAAAATCTTTATCATTTGAAGATTCAATTATAAATGATGCAATATATTTTTGGGATAAATCAAAAGGTAAACCAATAACTCTATTTTGGAGTGGGGGATTGGATAGTACGGGTGTATTGTTTGCACTTAAAGAGACAATGCCTATTGGCCAAAAATTAATAATACGATTTACAAAACATGCGATAGTCGAATATCCTTGGTTACATAAAGAGATGCTTGGTTGGAAATCAAATAATGTTATCCTAAATCAAGTGAATGAGTGGCAACTTCTAAGAAATTTAGATGATAAATCAACCATGTTATTGCATTGTAATGCTATGGATTGCATATTTGGTGCATCAAATCCTTGGTTACAAACTAGAAGTGTTCGTGAAGTAGAAAAAGTTTTATACTCTCCTTGGCGCACTTTGGAAAATTGGGATATTATATGGCCTATTTCTGGAGATATAAATGCATCTCAAGATTTAAGCATTAATAATGATAAAACAAAAAGATTAAAAGTTATGGAATTTTTGGAAAAACATGTTTTAGAATCTCCCTCTGAAATAAAAACTATACATGACTTATTTTGGTGGCTATCGTTTTCTATAAAATTTCATTTCACTCAACACAGTTTTGTTTTTAATTATCTAAATGATCCAAGATATAATTTACATAGTGATTTTTCATGTGGTAAAAATATGCAAACATGGGCAATGTTAAATCTTAACAAAAAACATAAAGGAACTTGGTTAACGTATAAGTACACGTTAAGAAACTTTATATTTAAATATACCAATGATGAACACTACAGAGATACTAAGACAAAAGAAAAATCAATAATTCCACTTAATCGTGTAAATGCATATCCACATATACGAACTAAACTTGGTGATGACAAATTAAAACTTGTTCTTGATGATGGCAGATATTGGTATAATAAAGATGATATTCCTGATGATGTAATGAATGATATTAAGATTAATGTGCTATGATGAATTTGCCCCCCTTTGGTTATGTTGATATTAATATCAACATAGATAAGTTTAAAGAATACTGCGAACAAGAAAAATTGATTGATCCAATTTTATATGATAATATCAATGTAAAAATGATAGAGGGCGATCATCAGGGCGGCGTGATTTCAAAACATTTTGATTCTGCCCAAAGGAACAAATTTAGACAGGGTAAAGATTTTGTTTCTCCAAATAAATCATACGGAGATACTTCATATAAACAAGCTGAAAAATATAAACAATTACACTTAACTGAATTTGATATATCCAAAAAATCAGATATTGTTTCATCCAATATGGTTGGGAGTGCCACAAGAGTAAGTCCAGAAAGTGATGATTATATACCAGAAGCAGATGAATATAATTATGGAATTAAAAATTTCTTAGTGAAGGGTGAAATTAAAACCCTTTTAAATAAATTCATTGCCCCCCTAGCTAGAGTGAGGTTTGCGTGTTTAATGCCGGGTTTTAGTATCAATCCACATATTGACTATGATCCATATTATATAACAAGATTTCACATTCCTATAATTACGAATAAAGATTGTATGATGTGTACGGTTGAAGGAAATGCACATTTTCCCGCTGATGGCAGAGCATATTTCTTTAATACAGGACTTAAACATTGGGCCGAGAATAATTCTAAATTTCCAAGAATTCATCTAATTGTAGATTTACAGAGTACAGATGATCTTGTTAATTTAAAAAAAATGTATTGATATTTTTAAACTAAATAATATATAATAGATAGGAGATAGTTATGGCATGGAGAAGAGTTACTGTTCGTACAATACCAAATGATGATACTGCTTTTGAAAAAATGAGCGAGGAGGTGGTAAGTTACATGAAAACAAATTATGATGATACTGGAAAAAGAACATCATTCACTTTGAGTGAAAGTGCTGATGATTTAGTATTAACATACACCTCTGTATTCAAAGATGAAGCATCTAAAAACGAAATGTATTCAGATTCAACCATTGCAGCTGAAATCACTAGAAGAGATACTATAAATGCGTCCAATGGTATTACAAAAGAAATAACGGTAGATGGAGAAGTTTAATACTTAAATAGGTTTAATAAATAGTAGTATGGAACAAAATTATCTAGGAAATCCAAACCTCAAGAAAGCCAATGTCCAACAACAATGGACAAAGGAAGAACTTAAAGAGTATAAAAAATGTATGGATGATCCACAATATTTTGTGGAAAATTATATCATGATTGTATCTCTTGATGAAGGTTTGGTGCCGTTCAAGCTTTATGATTTCCAGAAGGATATGATAGGAACATTCCACAACAACCGTTTTACTATATGTAAGCTTCCAAGACAATCGGGTAAATCAACAACAATTATTGCATATCTGCTGCACTATGTTTTATTTAATCCTAATGTTAATGTGGCGATACTTGCCAATAAGGCAGCAACTGCAAGAGATTTACTAGGAAGATTACAGCTTGCCTATGAGCATCTACCAAAATGGTTGCAACAGGGGGTAATGTCTTGGAACAAAGGTAGTTTGGAATTAGAAAATGGTTCTAAAATACTAGCATCATCTACTTCTGCAAGTGCTGTTCGTGGTGGGTCTTATAACATTATCTTCTTGGATGAGTTCGCCTATGTTCCATCTAATGTCGCTGAACAGTTCTTTTCCTCTGTGTACCCCACAATTTCCTCTGGTAAAACCACAAAGGTAATGATTGTTTCCACACCACATGGAATGAATATGTTCTACAAGTTATGGGTAGATGCAGAAGAGAAGAGAAATGAATACATTCCAATTGAAGTTCATTGGAGTGAAGTGCCGGGTCGAGATGCTGCATGGAAAGAACAAACAATTAAAAATACATCAGAGGCGCAGTTTAATACAGAATTTGAATGTGAGTTTTTAGGGTCAATTGATACCCTTATTGCGCCAGCAAAACTTAGAACTCTTGCATACAGACAACCCATACAATCAAATGCAGGATTAGATGTACATGTTAAGCCAGAGGAAGGTCACACTTATATTCTAACTGCTGATGTATCTAGAGGAACCTCTAATGATTATTCAGCATATGTTGTTGTAGATGTTTCTGAAATACCATATAAAATTGTAGCAAAATATAGAGATAATGAAATTAAACCTCTACTATTCCCTGCAAAAATTTATGATGTGGCCAGAGCATACAATCAAGCATTTGTTTTAGTTGAAGTGAATGATATTGGAGAACAGGTAGCTAATACACTGCAGTTTGATTTAGAGTATGATAATCTAATGATGGCATCTATGCGAGGAAGAGCGGGACAGATTTTAGGTGGAGGGTTTTCTGGAGGTAGAGCGCAGTTGGGAGTTAGAACAACAAAGGCGGTCAAAAGAATTGGTTGTTCTAACCTTAAACAACTTGTAGAAGACAACAAGATTGTAATAGAAGATTTAGATATTATTAATGAACTATCTACCTTTATCATCAAAGGACAATCATTTGAGGCAGATGAGGGGTGTAATGATGATTTGGTTGCATGTCTTTTTATTTTTGCGTGGGCAACTGACCAGCAATATTTTAAAGAATTGTCTGACATGGATATTAGAGCTACAATGATAAGGGAACAGCAAGACTTGTTAGAACAAGATATGGCACCCTTTGGATTTATTGTAGACGGTCTTGAAGATGAAAATATTGGTGAGATGGTTGATGAATATGGAACTCGCTGGAACCCAATCGTAAGAGACTATGGTTCAAACTGGTAAAACACTAAATAAATTCTATTAAGTCGTTATCAATTTTGATAAAGCAGTTAGAACAAACTATTTTTGATTGGTCAATTAGGTGGAATATTTCTTTTCGACTGTCATTATTTGTTCCAACTCTCTTTGTAATTTTACGAATTTCAGAATCATGAGGGTAGAATTTTAAACACACAGCTTCACTTTCACCACAATGAATACATGAATTACCAATTAGAAAATCATTAAGAAGTATAATCCTCTTACGATAATTTCTTCTTGCTACTTTCTTGATTGTTTCTTTATATTTTTCATAATGCTCATTCATGCTTTTATTTATATGTTATAACAACTATAAATGTGTTGTTTACAAATACTAGTTTTTATAAATATTATTCAAATACCTTCTATTAATAAAGGAGTATTGTAGATGTCTTTCTTAGTATCTCCCGGTGTACGGGTTAGGGAAATTGATTTAACAAATGTAGTTCCTGCTGTTTCTACTTCAATTGGAGCGATTGCTGGAGCTTTTAAAAAGGGTCCAGTTGGTCAAGTCACAACTGTCACATCTGAACAAGATTTGGTAGCTATTTTTGGTGAACCACAAGCTGA